GAGGACACGCTAAATATTTTCGGTAATAGCGGATTCAGTACTTATGTTCCGTTGGGTTCGAATGTGAATGTGGCGGTGCGGCGCACAATTATTGCAGGCACTACAATCCTTGTTGCTTTACCATCTCCTGCACCTGCGAGGCGTACATGAAAAAAATACATGAATACTTAATTGAGAACGCTTGGGTGTGGGCTGGTACGGGCTTAGTGTTGCTTACTTTGTCTGGCACAACTTTGCGGCAGGCTTTATGGATTACCTGTTTGACCGTGCTAGTACACTTTGTGGCAACCATGTTAAAGAAAGGTGACCAAGAATGAAAAAGGCTCAAGATGTCGCAGGAAGAATTGTTGCGTTATTTCTCACTAATGCGTTGGGTGTGATTACGGGTGCGAGCGTTATTGCGCCAGAGTTAGAGATTTGGAAGGCTGCAGCACTCGCTGGCGCAGTCTCCGTGTTCAAGGTTGTCGAGTCTTTGGCTCGTGCAAGCGTTGATGGGAAACTTACTGCTGACGAGATCGATGCGGCGTTTGGTGCTACACCTAAAAAGATTGCCGCTAAAAAGGTTGCTAAATGAAACGCCCGTACACCGGAAACAAGGATGGTGCCGCCGCAGGTGAGCATCCGCAACTAACAGCGTTAATGAAAGAGTTGTTTAAGGCTTACAGTCCTGCGCTCTGGAATAATGGCAGTTGGGGCGTTCGATCTATGCGTGGCAAGGAGTCACTTTCGGTTCACGCAACAGGTCGTGCCGCAGATATCTCGTGGCGCAATATGGGTGACGGGAAGCGTGGTGTTGCTAAGGGTGGCCGCAAGCACGCTATGGAGGCTATGGATTATCTCGTCAAGCACGCTGACGCTTTAGGTATCGAAATGATTATTGATTATTTCCCCGCACCGCACGGGCGTGCCTCGAAGTGTGACCGTGATATGGCTTGGCAAAAGTACACAAAGGAGACTGTTCATGGCGCACCGAATGGAGATTGGTTTCATGTTGAAGTGGATGGCAAGAAATCATCTGAGCAGATTAAGGCTGTTTTTGTGGCGAATCCGCCAGCAAAGGTAATTGTTGGTGTATAAATGGATACAGGTACTGCCGCAATAGTTGTTGCCTGTATTACGACACTTGGTGGCATTGTTGTCGGGTTCATGCAATCATTTAAGAAAGAGACAAAGGAAGCACGCAAGGAAAACCGTGAAGATCACGCAGTTGTTCAGATGCAACTTCGTATGATCTATAAAGGGTTGAACAAGGTAGATGACAAGTTAGAAGCACATATTCAAGATCACAGAGAAGGTGACTATGGGAAAACTGCTACAGCAGATCGAGGCAACGCCAGTTAATAGCGGTGGGTTAAAATCATCAGTTGATCTGGCGATTCAATCAATGCAAGGAGAGGACAGAGAGGACTTGGTGTGCGCTTTGCGTAACTCAACAATCTCGGCGTCAGTCATCTCACAGGTACTTAAGGAAAATGGTTGCGATATTTCACGCACAGCGATTATCCGTTGGCGAAACAGGGAAGGTATCTAATGGGCTTAGGCGATCAAATCAATGATGCGTTAGAGGTAGAGAACAACGGGGAGTTGTTGCGGCTAAGGAAACAGCGTGACACTTACGCCAACCAAAATGTTCGACTTCAAACGAAACTCGATGAGCTGGAGAAGGCGCTATCTGTTGTTGATCAGGTTGATGGGCTTTCCGTAAAGCCTCCGATTTGGCTTGCGCCTGCGAAACCTAAAACGCACGCAGCGACATTAGTCGTGATGCTTTCCGATACACACTTTGATGAGGTTGTTAATCCAGAGGAGATGGAAGGCCTGAACGCCTACAACCGTGAGATTGCGGTTATGCGTTTAGAACGATGGACACAGAATGTGATTAAACTTTCTCGGCATTATCTTTCTGGTGTTACCTATGACGGGGTTGTTGTAATTCTCGGTGGAGACATTTTCTCTGGCGATATCCACGAGGAACTTGCCCTGACTAACGAGGACACGATGATTGGCTCACTCCTGTTCTGGGCTGAACAAGTTTCTGCGGCAGTCGAACTACTCGCAACCGAGTTTAAGAAATGCCATGTGGTTTCGGTGGTTGGTAATCACGGCAGGACAACTCGAAAGCCTCGGATGAAGCAACGAGTCAAAACAAACTTTGACTGGCTACTTGCCAAGATGGTTGAAAGAAGTTTTACAAAAGACAAACGGGTGTCCTTTACCATTCCGGAATCAGCCGATGCTTTGATTGAGATTTACAATCACGGTCATTTAATTACACACGGCGATCAAGTTTCTGGCGGTGGCGGCATCGGTGGCATCTATCCGCCGATTATGAGGATGCGTGCGAGGAAGCACCAGCGCTATATGGTCACAGGGAAATCGTTTCAAACTCTTTGGCTAGGTCACTGGCATCAATATATTTCGACACCTTCGATGGTTGTTAATGGTTCGATGAAGGGCTTTGACGAGTACGCCTTGTTGATGGGCTTTGGTTTCGAGCAACCTCAGCAGGCTTTGGCTATTGTCACACCTGAAAGAAATATCACTATTCAAGCGCCAGTGTTCTGTGCGGATAGGAAAAAAGAAGGTTGGTGAGTTATGGCAACATTCATAGAAATTGTTTGGCACGATGCGCACGCAGATACTTCGACTTGGATGGAGAAGGATGAGATCGATCTGAACCCTTGTGTAGTTGTTTCGTGCGGGATTTTGATGCCAGAAACAAAACCTGATCACATTGTTCTTTCGCAATCGTTAAATAGTTATGAGCAAGTTGATTGTGTGTTATCTGTTCCAGTTGCGATGGTTCAGTCAATGCGTGTTCTTGGTAGTGGACAGGATGCAGTCGAACATTTAGCCTGACCGTGTTGCGGGGTGTTCTCCTTCTCCGCCTCGTGACACGGGTTGAGTATTCCTGCGGGCGATTTCCTTGGGGCTTTCAGTTCGCAGGGATGCTCCCCACCCCGAAACCTGCTATTCACGCCTAAAAAAGATTGTGGCAATCGGGTAGCGCCGCATCCTAAACTTGACCTATCGGGGAAGTACCCCGAAAGACTCAAGGGAGGGTCAAGATGGAAGCAAAGTTCAAGCATCACCTGATTAGAAAGCACAATCAGATTGGTTCAAAAACAATCAAGGTGTTTAAGTTCAGCGACTTCGTTGCCGCAAAAATAATGTGCGATGAGTTGAACGCAAAAGCATCAGAAACAAATCCAGCGTTCCGCTTTGAAGTTGTCACACTGGAGGTGAAGTAATGAGCGCCCGCAAGTTGGTCGCTTCCAAAGGAAGCATCCGTGCCGATATGACTTACATTCGAAAGCAACTTCAGTATGCCGAGCAGGCAATTCAAGTCGGCAACTGGTCGTTAGCAAAAGAATGTTTCTCGGAGATCAGCGCCATAGCGGTAACACAAGAAGGTTCTTGCCGTGACAACTACTACGGGATTGAAAACTCTTACGCCGAAAAAGGAGACTACATCTGGACAAGAGAACAATGAACGCCTACACGATGCAGGTTCACACCTCGACAAAGTTCGGTCAGTTGTTTAAGGACACCGTCACCTACGAGGCACCGAACCTTCGAACCGCAGTTCAGAAGGCTCAACGATTTCCGTTCAGCGCATACGGATACAACAATGTCATACAAATCAAAATAATCAACGAAGGAGAAAAGAAATGAACGCAGTACAGATAGTGAAGGAAGCCATTGAGGAATACGGCAGGCCTGCTTGGGTAGCGAATGTTACCCAGTCGGTGAGAGAGCAGGTTGATAAGGAAACCCTGAGAAGCCTTCTCGAAGGTGCAAAGCAATCTCCCGAATCTTTCAAGGTGAGCGACAAATACGATGCCCTGCTGGACTACGCCGCAGAGAATGTGTTTGAGGAAATCACAACTAAAAAGATGAAGGAACTCACAGGGCTAAGTGGACCAGCGATCAGGAGGTGGTTGGAAGGTCACACGGACACTTTCCGCAAGATCAAGAACGGCACTTGGGAGATCAGGGATGCCGCCGCAGATCGCAAAGCAGACAAAGCGCTCTAACCCTGTAACACCCCTAAGTAACAATCAACGAAACAACTAACGAAAGAGAGAAGGAATGAAACTGATACCAAAACCAATACACGGAAGCCAAGAGTGGCTACTGACTCGATGGAAGGATGAGAACGGGCAGTGCGTGTTTGGGGCTTCCGATATTCCAGCCCTGATGAACGCAAGCCCATACTCGAACAGGTCAGCGCTTTTAGCGGACAAACTTTCAGAGCCAGTTGTCAAGCCAACCAATGCGGTATTCGAGCGAGGCAACCTGCTTGAGTCTCCGCTTCTCGTAAACGCTTCACGGGTTCTCGGCACCGAGATCACGACACCAAATGTCGTTTATCGTGACGGGCGTTTATCAATCAGCCTTGACGGAGTAGATGACGAGAACTCCCCGAATGTGGTTGTTGAAGCAAAGACAACAACGAAATACTCGGTGAGCAGTTCCGATGATCTCCCTGCTGAATGGCTATGGCAAGGATGGGCGCAACAGGCGGTACTTCAAGTGCCTGTTTGGTTCTCCGTTCTTGATCGTCAGATGAATCTTTCAGTTGTTGAACTTCCTGACAATCCTGCGGCGATTGAAGCGCTCTCGATTGAAGCGGAGTTCTTTGGCAACATCGTTGATTCCGGTGATCTCTCTGAACTTGGTCAAGAGGAGTTGGAAAACTTTTTCGCTGATGACATAGCCCGAATCTGGAAAGCCGAGCCAACGAGCATTGAATTACCCTCCGATGCTTGGGATTGGATTAACCAGTTAGAGGAAGCACGGATGCTTTCGAAGCAGGGAGAGGAGTTGGAGAAAAAAGCAAAAGATGCTTTGGCGCAGATGCTTCTACAAAACGAGTTCGGCCTGATAGATGGTCAGCAGGTTCTTTCGTGGAAGTCTCAAGCGGGTAGAGCCTCGTTGGACACGGTGCGGCTTAAAGCCGAACACCCTGAACTGGTAGAGGAATATCAGAAGCAGGGCGCTCCATTCCGTGTTATGCGAATCGTGAAAGGGAAAAAATGAGCGAAGGGTTTGCACCTATCTATACCGTTATGGTCTTTCACGAATGTGATTACTGTGACAGACCTATTGAGAATGACAAAGTGTTCGTAATGCCAACACAGGGCTTGGTTTGCGAGGATTGCAATTATCAGATGCCTTGGAAATACTAAACAACAACAAAAAGGAGAAAGAAATGGAACAGGAACTAAACACACAACTCTTGCGGGCGGTACTCGATCAGTACGCCACGCCAGACCCAAAAATAGTGGGAACAATTCCCCGTAACGGAATCAACCTTGCCTATGTGAGCCACGCTGACATAACAAAAATCCTGATCGAGATTGACCCAAGTTGGAACTGGCAACCTGTCGCTTGGGATAACGGCAGACCAGCAATCACGGTTATGAACGACACCGCAACGATGTGGGCGAGCCTGACTCTGCTTGGCAAAACTCTTTTGGGAGTTGGTACCGCTAAAGCGAACAAGCCTGATCTGGATAAGGAACTGATCGGTGACTTCCTTCGTAACGCTGCGATGCGTTTTGGAATCTCATTGAGCCTTTGGTCTAAGCAAGATTGGTCTGATCAAACAACTGTTACGAGCCTGCCTAGAGTTCAGGCCCAAAGAGCAGAAGCCGCAGAGCCTTATGTTTCGAACCATCC